GAGAAGAAAAACAAACCACCTTACACCTTTCTGAGTTAGATCACTTAAGGCTTGCCTTTTGTGATACCTTATCTGCATTTCATCTTAAATGTGATTCAGATTTTAGAAATTCGAAGCAGGAAATTGAATATGCTCACTTTCTCATTGGTGAGATTACTAGACATTGTGACAACCTTCCAGTGGAATTACTGGTCGGTGGTGGAATTCATTATTGTGTTGACACTTTAGAAATTTTGGCTTCTATTGCTTCGAAGGTTAGCTTGACCCAAATTAGGCGAAATCGGGAGAGAGCTTTGCAATTTCATCATGTTAGAACTTTTCTTAAAGAGCACTTGCGCAAAAATTGTGACCCAACTTACTATCACCCTAGGGCGATGTGGTTGGCTGGCGAACTTTGCGAGAATGCTGACATATTGCCTGTACCTCAAAACACACCCAGACCATCTGTTTCTTCGGATGAACACTGCGAATCGCAACAAGGATTAGATCGTATTGTTACACATGGTTTGGGAGATTTTCTTATTAAGCACAAAGACGTTCAGGACACCATGCACGATATTAGGGAAGCTGCTATCTCTGTCACATCCACCACCCGTGACTTGAGAGAGAAGTTGGACAAAATCTCAGATTCTTTGCTCGAATTTGCCAAGGGTTTTAAGGATGAAGTCATCAAAAGTTCTTTTGAAGGCTTAGCACATTTGCTTGTGGGTTTCGGAATCGCGCTAGTCAAGCGAGATTTGGTACCTATTGGTCAAGCGTTCATGCACTATGGAATCTCATTAGGCTTCAAAGCCTACAATATGTTAGAATTGGTTTCTAATCTTTTTCCGAGTGATTTCGGAAGTTGTGATGGGGAGGGTTTTGATGAAGTTGATGCACAAGCTGGTGGTTCTGACGACACTATCAACACACAATCTGATTTCAAGGGCATACTTAAGGTTATTCCTGCTATGCTCACTTTTGCACTTTCTTCCATCATTGGCTTAAAAGACTGCAAGCTCATGAAATTTCTTAAAATCTTTGGG